GGATGGGAACCGTGGCTGCACCACCCGGCATATTTAGCATCCCTGCGCTCATGTACACTACACCAGCAGAAAGAAAGGACTCATCATGTTCTGGACCAGTATAGAGTAAAATATCTTTAGATGGGTTCAATTGGTTTGGTGAGTCTGGATGAAGTTCTTGTCCTGGAAGGGTTTGATGCCCGCCCATCTTATCAACTCTGTTGTAATTCAAAAACCCTACGCAATTGTTGAACATATATCAAATCTTTTTCTTTCGAGGTGACCCCCGTAACAACAAAAGCCACCTCTGGTATGGAGATAGTCCCCGTTACTCCCGTATAGGGTAGAATGACACGGGTAAGGTAGAGACTATGCCCCGCGGTCTCACTAAGCAAGCCCCATTCTTTTTGCTGAGTTTGTACGAAGTAATCAGGCACGTTACTATTCAAACTGAAAAGACGGAGACGGCCATAAACGATTTCTTGAAGGCTAAAATTAGACCGAGAGAAGCCCGGCACAGCCTGAGTTTGGCCCACTACATGAATTTGCCAGCCGATTAAGTCCTCATCTGTTACGGGGGTCGTAGTTACTAAGTCCCACACATAGGCGTTACCAACGGCACCCGCCGTGAAAAAATTGTCTATCTCTCCTTGTTGTATAATAACTGACGTTGGATAAAAAGTTAATTTTTGTCGCGTATATCCAGAAAGGTCGATGCTCGTTCTATGGACTATTATTTCCGGCCCTCCCGTTGTTGCAACTAGGGTATATTGACCAGTTGAAACACCAGCCGTAGGAGATAGCCCTTCAGATGTTGAAGTGAAATAGTCTCCTTCAATTTGTTTCCTTAATACACGAGGTATAGGGTCACTTCCCATAAGTTCACCTCCTCGCTCTCTTTGCAGCCGCATGGGCTCGCTTCATTAGCCTAGAGATTGGGGTGCGAGGGTGCTTCTTCTTCAGTTTCTTCAGTTGTTTCCCTACCTCCTTCGAGTACGCAGATGCTTTGCGCTTTACCTTCTTGATTGTGGGGTCTGCCTGGCGCTTGAGCCTGCGCGCACTCCTTACGGTTTTCCGTCCAGACCGGAAAAGTTCCGCGAGTTCATCGAGAGTTCCCTCTACCCTAACCATGGTAGTTCACACTCAGTTATCACTGGCTGTGCTTTGAATCGCTATGGCCATCCAATCAGAAGTCGAAAGTTTGACTACTTTACACTTGATTCTAGCAGTAACGGCCACGGCTGAACCGCCAATAGTCGCACCATCGGGACCAGAGACCAGGTAAAGAGAATCGTTGACTACCAGGAAGGCCTCATCCAAATTGGCCGGACCGTGTGAATCTGGATAGAAATCTGCGGCCGCAGTTCCAACGTTGTTTGTGATGTCGATATTTAGACCGCCTGAAGCAATTAGACTGTTATCATCAGCCCGAACTAGGACAGTTCCCGGATTTAGGTCAGTTAATTGGGTACTAATAACGCCATTGCCATTCAGCATTGCCTCAAACTGTTGGCCATAATCTCCACCGACTTGATGGATGAAGTCCACGGATTCTATCGCCACCGCGATTCCTGAAGAAACTTGGACGTATGCGCCAAGGTCGATTGTGCCTTGTACTCTTGACCCATCTCCACCCGCGGCGGGAAGTACTATTGTTTCTGTCAGGTAAAATGAGCCTGTTTTTGCTGTTGCCATGTTAATGCGTTACAAATCTACCCTATAATGTAACACTAGACGGCTCATCCTTTTTGTTCACCTCACCAACCCGCCCACCCTACGCTCTCACACACCTAAAGAACATTGGCCCGAATTCATCTCTTAGCCCTCTGAACAACCCCCATCCCTAAATAGGTGGGTCACGGTAGAAAGCATATGCCTAGAGGAGTCTGGTTATGCCAAGCGTGGGGCCTCAAGAAGTACGGAGAGCCAGCCAGCCGACCTGGGGGCAAGGGGTGCAACCGCTGGAACGTTTACATTTCCAGTGGCAACAATGGGGGGGGAGTGGCAGATGTACGGTGTAAAACGTGTAACAAACGTGTCAAGTTCCTCCTCAGCGTCCGTGGGGATGAACACAGAGGCCGTCCCCGAGTGGTCCGATTCCTTCGAAGACCCGACCACATGCCAGCGGCGGCTCTACTGGCTGAAGTTCGAACAAGGAATAGATACAACGCGACTGGTGAGGAGATACAGACGCTAGAAGGATTCGTAAAAGCAAGTGAGATGATTGAATGAAATGTCCTCGATGTAAGACATCTTATCGTAATTGTAAGGAAGATCTTCCCGAAAGGAGGTAGAAGAATGAATGATGAATTGACAGATGAACAGATTGAAGCAATTAAGAAAGTCGTTAGAGATGAATTAGTGAGTCTAGGCATCATGGTGTATAAACAACCTGATAATCCGGCTACAACTCTGGATGATTATGGGATTGCCAGTTAGAACACTCATTGAAAAGAACCCCACTCATCTAATCTAAAATCTAAATTATATCGACCTTCGGCCCCTTCACCCAACGCTACCCTTTCCCAAACTGGAACGGTTGTGGCTTGAGCCCACTTATCGGGTAGGATTCCTCCCTGATACAAGTCTAAAGGGTCTATTAACCATGAAGCCAAACCCACAACGCCGGCCATTAAAACCCACTCACCCGCTAAACCAATTGCCAACGCACCAGCACCACCCCAACCTGCCCTAATTGCCCAAGAGCGGATGGGAACCGTGGCTGCACCACCCGGCATATTTAGCATCCCTGCGCTCATGTACACTACACCAGCAGAAAGAAAGGACTCATCATGTTCTGGACCAGTATAGAGTAAAATATCTTTAGATGGGTTCAATTGGTTTGGTGAGT